CACGTTCTGCTGCTCCTAAGGCAACTGCTTCTTCTGCATTTAGCAAGTACTTACGCCATGGTATGGGTTCATTGAATGCTCAAGAGCGTTCTTTGATGGAAAAGCGTGGTACTTCAACGCAAGTGGTCGGAACTGACAATTTGGGGGGCTTCCTTGTACCTCAAGAGTTCAGCAATGAGCTTGATGTTGCTACTTTGTTCACTGGTGAGGTTGAGCGTTTGGCTAAGAAGTTGAACACTGCTTCAGGCGGTTTGTTGGACTACCCAACTGTTGATGACACTGCTACTGATGCACTATTGACATCTGAAGCTGGTGCCGTTACTACTGCGGATATGACATTTGCTAACAAGCAGTTGTCTGCTTACAACTACAGCTCACTTGTAAAAGTATCTGCTCAGTTGTTGCAAGATTCAGCGTTTGACCTTAACAGCTTCTTAGTAGAGGCTATGGGTGAGCGTATTGCTCGTGCTACTAACGCTGCATTCTCTACTGGTGATGCTTCTAGCAAGCCACAAGGTATTGTGACTGGCTCTAGCTTAGGTAACACTGCTGCTGGTGCTTCTGCAATCACTGCTGATGATGTACTAGACCTTATCTACTCAATTGATGCTTCTTACCGCAACAAGCCAAGCTTTGGTTTGATGGCGCATGACAACATCATCTCTGCGATTCGTGCATTAGGTGTTGGATCAAGCAATGACTACCCAATATGGCAGCCAGGAATGGCAGTAGGTCAGCCTGACCGCATCTTCGGTGTTCCAGTATATGTGAACAACGATATGCAAAGCTCTATTGCTACAGGTACAAAAACAATGATTGCTGCTGACTTCAGCAAGTACGTTGTTCGTAATGCTGGTGGTGTTCAGTTCTTACGCTTAAACGAGCGTTTCATGAATGAGCTTGAGGTAGGCTTCATCGCTTACAAGAGAGCTGATGGTGCTGTATTGAACAGCGCAGCAGTTAAGCACTTGATTCAAGCATAAGCATGATTAAGGTAGTCTTTAAAAAGACTATTGTTGGTTCAGGGTTCCACTTCCGCAAAGGTGCGGAGGTGGAGCTATCCAACGATAGGGCACAAGAATTTTTGAACGCTGGCTTTTGTGATGCAGTTGCAGAGCCACCAAAGAAGCGTGCAAAGAAGAGCGTTGCAAAACCAAAAAGCAAAGAATCTAGGTAATGGCATATTCAGTAGTTACAGCGGCAGCAAGTGAACCAATCACTTTGAATGAGGCTAAGAACTTTTTAAGAGTTGATGGCAGTGATGATGATTTCCTCATCAGCACACTAATATCTGCTGCTAGAGAGATGTGTGAGCAATACACACGGAGAATCCTAGTGACTACTACGATTGATGAGTATTTTGATGGTTTTCCTAATTGGAAGAATACTGAATCAAAGGACATCATCTATCTAAGCCGTGGCCCAGTGGCAAGTGTAGCAAGCGTGAAGTATGTTGATGAGATAGGTTCAGAAGTGACCGTAAGCTCTGATGCGTATGTTGCTGATCTAATCAGCGAGCCAGCACGAATTGCAAGCACAGCCGGATGGTTTGCAACTAACGGAATCATTAATCAAGTTATAGTGCGTTACACCGTTGGTACGGATGTGAGCAGCATACCTACGCCATTGAAGCAAGGGATGTTACTTATCATTAGTGACCTCTATGATAAGAGAGATGACCGAGTGAAACAATTGCCAACGGCATCCGAGTATCTATTCAATCCATTCCGAATCTTCACATTCTAATGATTGACCAAGCTGGACAACTAGACCGCAGAATCATTATACAAGGCTTTAGTGAATCTACCGATGGTTTTGGGCAAGAGGTGAAATCATACTCTACTCTTGCATCAGTATGGGCCAATGTGAAGGAGAAGATAGGAAGTGAGGGTGAAGAGGGTGATATGATAGCCTCCACTAAAAAAGTGGAGTTTATTATCAGGTACCGCACGGATGTTAATGAGCAGATGCGTATTTTGTACAACAGCAACATATACAAGATCCAAACCATACAAACGGCAGATGCTAGAAAGGCATTCTTGAAGCTTGTATGTTTATGGTCTGATGCGCAGTAATGGAGAAAGTAAAAGTAAAGCTTGAAGGTGTAGAGGAGACAATGAAGAAGCTCAAGAAGCTTGATGATAGGCTCAAGAAGAGAATCATCAAGAAGGTTGGCAGAAAGTCTCTACCTCCAATGGTGGACTCTTATAGGAAGAACATCAAGGATGCTGATGAGGTGTTCAAGGTGTACCGAGAAGGTAAGATTGTCTATGAGATAATGCCTGGGCAACTTAGTAGAAGCGTAGGTATAAAATCACCAAAAGCTTTGCAAAGTAAGAATGTAATAGGCTTGAGTGTAGGGCCTAGAAGGTCGGGCGCATATAGGAATCCTGAGAAGGGAGGATGGTACGCTGGATTCATCAACTTTGGATGGTTGAGAGTAGGTGGCGGCAAGAAGTACACCGGAGAGAACCGAGGCTTTGCACAAAAGGCACAAAGTGCTGCAAAGATGAAAGTACAGGTTAAGTTTATCCGTAACTTCAAGACCATGACTCAAGCAGAGATAAAAAAGCTCAAATTTGGGCAGAGATTAGGTATGCGATGATAGGCAAAGTGATCAAATATAAGTTTGACAATACGAGCAGCTTAAACGATGTGTTTGCTGGGCGTGTCTATCCGTTGGTTGGTGCTCAAAGTGGAGAACGCCCTTTTTGTGTTTATGACACCACAAGCATAAGACCTGAAGGCTCAAAAGATGCAGATAGCCACATTGATATAGTGAATGTGGAGCTGAATCTTGTAGGAGAGACATACAGCCAATTGCAAACGGCAGTAGAAAATATACGCACTACTTTTGTGCGAATGAAGGAAACAATTGAGAGCGTGAATGTTCAATCATGCGGCTTTGACAACCTCACCGAGGTGTTCAATGTTGATGAGGAGACATACGCAGTATCAGTTGATTTAGTGTTTAGAATAGTAAAATCATAAAATTAAGAAGAGATGGCAGCAAGTACATCAGTAATGAATAGCACCGATGTCGTAGTACGCATTGGTACGGATGGAGCGGCTTATGAGACTGTGGGTAAGATGACCAACGCCTCATTAAGTGTAACAATGGCAACTAGAGATGCGAGCACTAAGGATAGTGCCGGATGGATGGAAGTATTGGAAGGACAAAAGTCTTGGACTTTGTCAGGAGAAGGTTTGGTAGTATATAACAATAGTGGTAAGGCTACACCGGATGACATCTATGGTCATTTGAGCAGCCGCACGCTTATACACATTGAGTTTGGATCAGAATCAACTGATGAGACATACTACAGTGGTACTGGGTACTTCACTGAGTTCTCAACGGATGCTGGTATGGAGGATAACGCTACTTTTAGCTTTAGCTTCCAAGGTACCTCAACCTTGACTCAAGATACTCAATCATAATCATTTGGGAGGGCATCATTGATGCTCTCCCTTATTAAAAAACAACGATGGACACACAACAAATAAAAGTAGGAGAGAAGCTATACCCAGTAAAGTATGGCTTCAACGCACTGAGGATATTTTGCAAGGAGAGTGGTATTGAACTGCAAGACATTGAGAAGATAGCACAAAGCATGAGCCTTGATCACGCCATGAACTTAGTATGGGCTGGCTTGAAAGATGGCGCAAGAGTGGAGAAGATAGAGTTTGACCTAACCATTGAGGATGTAGCTGATATGATGGATGAGGACAACACGGTTATCACTCAATGTATGGAGCTGTTTATTGCATCCTTTGTAAAGCCGAACAGCGAGGAAAAAAAGTAAGCACCCAAGCCTCTGAGCCCTATACATGGGACACATTGGAAGCTATAGGTTTGGGTGAGATGGGGATGAGTGTGGAGGAGTTTTACAATATGACACCACGCCAATTCCAAAACAAGAGAGAAGGCTTCCACAAGCACCTTCAGTACCATACTGAGTTGCTTTGGGAGACTACCAGGTGGCAAGCAGCGGTGAATGTTGCACCACATACAAAGCGGAAGATAAGCCCTAAAGATTTGGCTGTGTTCCCTTGGGATGGAAGGAAGAAAGTGCATAATGCAGCAACCTTTGATGAGGTGCAGAAAGGAATAGAAAAGGTGTTTGGTAAATGAGTAAGCAAGACATAGATTTTAAGATTGGTGCGGATCTCAAGCAGTTCCGCAGTGCCATGGGAAACATAGACCACAGCTTGAAGAGACTCAGCGGTGGTTTTGGTGCTTTAGGTGGTGTGATTGGTGCCTCATTTGCTGTAGATGCTATCAGGCAGTTTGTTTCTGAATCGGTAAATCTTGCAGCTCAAGCGGAGGGTGTTAAGGCAGCCTTTGACCGCATGAACAATCCTAACCTCCTTGATAATTTAAGGAAGGCTACTGCTGGTACAGTTGATGACCTAAAGCTCATGCAAACGGCTGTGCAAGCTAAGAACTTCCGTATTCCAATGGATGTTCTTGCAAAGGGTTTAGAGTTTGCACAGCGTAGAGCACAAGAGACTGGGCAGAGTGTTGACTATATGGTCGAATCTTTTGTTACTGGTTTGGGGCGTAAGTCGGTAATGATTCTTGACAACCTTGGAATATCTGCTTCTGAGTTAAAGGAGAAGATGGCTGATGGTGGCTCAATGGCTGATGCTGTTGGGCAAATCATGGATGAATCATTTGCTAAATCTGGAGATAGAATTGAGACAGTTTCAATGAAACTTGATCAACAGCGTGCTGCGGTAACTAATCTCAAGACTGAGGTAGGGGAAAAGCTTGCGCCTATCTATATGGGTGTGACTCAAGGCGGTTTGGAGTTTGTCAATGCAATTGCAAACACCTTTGAGCACTTCACTAAGGGATACGCTGAGATGTTCCGGTCTATTGGTTTGTTGAAGCGTGAGCAAGATAAGTTTGGAAAGTCTATCTCTGAGACTGGCAAGAAGCGTATTGAAACTGAGGAAAAGTCATTGTTCCAACTAAATGCAATGTTAAACTCATTGCAAGACAATAACCTTGAGGAAGACCAGCGCAGAATACTCATCAACAAAATAAATACGGAATACAAGGATTATCTCCCCAACTTATTGAGTGAGAAGCAAACCTTGGAAGATATTCGTGATGTTGCTAGGGAGGTTAATGAAACAGCAAGAGAAAAGATAAATCAAATAATCTTCCAGGAGAAGATTAACAAGGCCACCGAGGATGGTGTTCAAGCTCAAAAGGACTTAAATGAATTGACTGTTAAGCAGTCAAAGATGAAAGCGAAAGGTGGCATTTTCGCAATGACCAGCGAGGAGATAAAGCAGCTTGCCGCTAGTGGTGAAAACTTAGGCCACGCTTTTAATTCTGCTTCTGCTGAGGTAATCACAATGGAGAAATCCATTGAAGATGCTAGAGATAGGCTTGTGTTCTCTGAGATGACCATTGACTCTTATACTAAGAAGCTTTATGGTTTGGAGGAAGGTAGTAATACCGCTGGTGATGCAACTGGTAATCTTGGTGATACTTTTGAGAAAACACGCAATGAAGCCTTCTTCTATACTGAGGCAATACATAGGCTCAGAGAGGCACACTCCATGCTTTACAAAGCTCAAGGTGCATCAATCAATCAATTTGCTACAGCAACAACAGCTTTTGAAGAATACAAGAAAACTTGGCAAGATAAGGTAATTCAACAAGGCTTAAAAAAAGGTGTTGATTTAACATACATTTTAGCTGATGCTGGCTTTGATGCCTTCACAGCATTTGAGGAACTTGGCAACTCAATAGGGAATACATTAACATCTTCTTTTGAGGCGGCTATGATTAGTGGCGAGGACTTCTTCAAGGTATTTATACAAGGCCTCAAGAATATGCTTGCTCAACTACTTGCTGCCGTTGCTGCTGCTTTAGTTCTTGCTGCGCTTCTTGTAGTAATTACCGGAGGAGGTATTGGTGCCTTATCAATGCAGTCTATTGGTACGGCATTCAAACACTTCACAGGCCCAATGATGGGCG